CCCCAATCCCTCCCTGATTCCAATGACCGCACAAACTCAGGCCGGGGGCGCACCGGCCGCGACCACTGAGGTGCAGCCCGTGGCAGCCGCCGCGACTGAGGCTGTGACCGTCCAGGCTCAGGCTCCCCAGCCTGTGGCCGCCTCCACCGAATCTGCCACGATCGCCGGCCTCCGCCGGGAAGCCGACATCCGCCGCTGCGCCGCTTCGGCTGGCCTGGCCGCTGATGTGGTGCAGGCCATGGTTGACGGCGGCAAGCCGTTCACCGAAGTGGCCATGGATATCGTCACCGCCCACGCCGCCGTGGTCGAGGGCCGTGCCGGTGCCGCTGGCCACCCTGCTCGGATCCAGGTAACCCGCGACGCTGGTGATTCGGTGATGGCCGGCATCGGTGAGATGCTGGAAGCCCGCATCAACCCCGGCGCCAAGATCGGCGACGCTGGCAAGCAGTACCGCGGCTATTCCCTGATGGAGTGTGTGCGGATCTTCGCTGAGAGCCGCGGCATCAACACCGCCGGCCGCTCGAAGAGCGACCTGGTGGCAATGGCCATGCACAGCACCAGCGACTTCCCGCTGCTGTTCTCCAACCTGGCCGCCAAGACCCTGACCGCCGCATATGAAGAGGAGCCCCACACCTGGAAGCCCCTCGCCAAGCAGCGCAACCTGCCCGACTTCAAGCAGGCCAGCGATCTGGTGCTGGCTGCTGACCTTGCCCCTGAGCTTCTGCTTGAGGGTGGCGAATACAAAAAGGGCACACTTGCTGAGGCGCAAGCTACCTGGAAACTCGCTACTTATGCTCGCAAAGTAACGATTTCGAGGCAAGCGATCATCAACGATGATCTCTCCGCCCTGGAGCGTACCCCCGAGTATCTGGGCCGCGGCTTCCGCCGCCTTGAGTCCAACCTGGTGTGGGCCCTGATCACCAGTAACGCCAACGTTTCCGTTGACGGTGCTGCCTTGTTCGCTGCTGGCCACAACAACACCGGCACCGGTGTGATCGGCATCGCCGGCATGAACGCCGCCAAAAAGGCCATGCGCAAGCAGACCGACATCAGTGGCGTCACGGTCAACCTGACCCCTGACTACCTGGTGGTCCCGACTGACCTTGAGGCCACTGCTCTGCAGTTCCTGTACCCCACCGGCTACGCCCCTGCGGCGCTGACCGGAGCAGCCGGCCCCAACGTTTACGCCGGCGCAATGCAGCTGATCGTCGAGCCCCGCCTCGATGGTTCCGCCACCCAGTGGTACGCCGCTTCCGCCCCCAGCAAAGTGGAAGGCCTGGTGTACGGCTACCTGGCTGATGAGCCCGGCCCGACCATCACCCCCGTGACCGAGCGGGATCCCGATGGCCTGACCCTGCTGGCCCGCTTCGACTTCGGCTGCGCCGTGAAGGATTACCGCTTCATCTACCGCTCGACCGGCGCCTGATCCTGACCTCCTGGGCCGGTGACCCCGGCCTTTCATTCATCCAACCCCCGAGGTAACCCACCGTGAAAAACTCCATCCAAGAGGGCGAGGTTCTCGCTCTTGCCGCCCCCTATGCCGTCGCCTCCGGCGGTGGCGCCTTGATCGGCTCCATTTTTGGTGTCGCCGTCACCGCCCTGGCCAACGCCGAGGTCGGCAGCTTTGAACTCGAGGGCGTGTTCACCCTGCCCAAGGCCACCGGCGCCGCCACCCTTGGCGCCAAGTGCTACTGGGACAACACGAACAAAAACGTCACCGCCACCTCGACCAGCAACACGCTGATCGGTGTGTTCGTGGCCGCCTACGCCTCTGGCGACACCAGCGCCAACGTCCGCCTGAACGGCTCCTTCTGATGGGCTGGGCCACCCTTTCGGCATCAGCCAATCGGGTGGCCTTTGACCGCCTGGGCAGCGTCAGCGTTGTTGCTGGCGCCGTCACCGGGCAAGGCTTTCTCTCTCAAAACTCCGAGCTGATCCTCGGCGGCGAGCTCACCATCATCGATTATTTGCTGACCGTCCCCACCAGCACCTTCGGCAGCCTGAGCTATGGCGATCTGGTGACGGTTGATGGCACTAGCTACACGTGCGAAACCCAGCCGCAGCGCTTTGACGATGGCGCGTTCTGTCGGGTGCCGTTGGTGAAGTCTGATCCTGATCAAGCCCCCGTGCTGATCCTGGACGGTGACTTCCTATGACCACCTACCAATCCCAGTCGACCCGAGTTCGCCAGCTATTCAGCACCCTGGCAGCCGCAACGGCCAGCAATCCGGTGCTGCTGGAAGGCGAGAAGTGGAACGAAAAAGACGCAACAACAGGCCGCGCCACTGGCCGCAGCAAGACGGGCGATGGCGTCGTCTCGGCTGATAAAACCACCATCACCGGCACGGCATTCAATGACCTGCCGTTTGATCCAGGTACTGGCGGCGGTGGCGGCGCATCCCTGAGCGATGCCACGCCTCAGGCCCTTGGCACTGCAGCCGCTGGCACCGCCTCGACAGGCAGCCGCAGCGACCACCGCCACGCGATGCCCACGGCGGCCCAGGTGGGCGCGGACGGTGCGGGGACCGCAGCAGCAGCGGTGGCGGCAGCAGCCGGGAACTACGCCACGACAGCGCAGGGGGCCAAGGCCGACACAGCCGTGCAACCGGCGGCGCTGGCCTCTGGATTGGCGGGCAAGGCGGATCTGGTTGGCGGCCTGGTGCCTTCAGTGCAACTTCCAGGATTCGTTGATGACGTTTTGGAGTACGCCAATGTCGCGGCATTTCCAGCGACGGGCGAAAGCGGAAAACTGTATATCAGCTTGGCTACTAACCGCCAATATCGGTGGTCGGGTTCAATTTACGTCGAAATCAATCCCAGCCCCGGCAGCACTGATGCAGTACCAGAAGGCTCGGTCAACCTGTATTTCACGACTGCCAGGGGCGAGGCGGCAGCAACGTCTTGGTGGGCCGCGAGTGCGTCAAAGGTCAAGCTCGATGGCATCGCCAGCGGGGCCACGGCAAACAGCTCGGATGCCACCCTGCTGGCCAGGGCCAACCACACCGGCACACAAGCTGCTGGCACGATCACCGACCTGGCCACCGTGGCCACCAGTGGCGCCTACGCGGATCTGAGCGGTAGGCCGACGCTCGGCACGGCAGCCGCAGCGGCAAGCACCGCCTTTGCTGCTTCTGGCGCAGTCACCGGGTCGGGCCTGACCGTCACGAGCAGCCGAGTGATTGGCCGCAGCACGGCTGGCACGGGTGCCCCTGAGGAGTTTGCGCTGCTGGGCCTGGCATTCAACAGCTCCAACCTGGCCACGTTGGCGGATCTGGTGATCCCGCTGAGCGATGAGACAACGGCTCTCACCGCATCATCGACCGTTGCCAAGGTCACGATCCCCTATTGGCCCCGCGCAACGGTGCTCACCGACTTGCCGATCTGGGCTGTGGCAACCGCTCCAACCGGCGCTGCTCTGCAATTTGATATTCAGGTTGGCGGCACTTCGATCTACCTACCTGCCAGCGGTGGCACCTACCCAACCGTTGCAATCAGCGGCACCAACTCCACATCATCTGCCGGTGCATTTACCACTGCATTTGCGGCTGCACCAACAATTGCAGTCGGGTCTTCCGTCACCTTCTTTGTAAGGCAGATCGGCAGCACCGTGGCAGGCGCTGGCTTGAAAGTGGCGCTGCTTACCCGGAGGGCAGGGTAATGCTGCAATACTGGGGAAATAGTTATACGTTTGGGGCCGTGGCGGCGACTGATCCTTACTTTTCAAGCGTGTCCCTGCTGCTCCACGGCAACGGCACCAACGGCAGCACCACGATCATCGATAATAGCCCATCGCCAAAGACGGTGACGGCAGTTGGCAACGCGCAGATCGGCACGGCGCAAAGCAAGTTTGGTGGGGCAAGTATTGCGTTTGACGGCACCGGTGATTATGTGCAAACTGCCAACAACGCCGCATTTCAATTAGGTAGCGGCAATTTTACTATTGAGTATTGGTTTTATCCAACCTCGCTTGCAGGTGGCAGGCAGCATATCAATCCAGATAGCGGCATCGCTAATCAATCTTATGCCATTATTACAAATGGAACAGCACTGGTTTACTATTTAAGTACAACTGCAAGCTCTTGGAACCTTGCATCAGGCGTGTCAATCGGCACCGCTGTACTGAACACATGGCAGCACGTTGCATTGGTTCGCAATGGGAATACGTTTACCCCGTACCTTAATGGTGTGGCGGGCACAATAGTGACGTCATCCGCTGCGCTATTTAATTTTACTTCTGTCATTACTATCGGGGCATCGTCAAACCCTGCAGCGACGTTAGATAATTATCAAGGTTACATTGACGACTTCCGCATTACCAAAGGCGTTGCCCGCTACACGGCCAACTTCACACCTTCCATTACTCAATTCCCTGACGCATAAGCCATGACCCGCATCCTCCTCGACCGCTCTACCAACCAACTGCTCCCTTACCCCCGCCAGGACAACGAACCCGTGGCTGGCCTGGACCGTGATGCCGCCTATGTGGTGGAAGTGATCCGCGAACCTGAGCCTGAAGAATACGACCCAACCACGCATTACCTGCAACCGCTGGAGCCGGTGGTCAGCATCACCGATCCTGACGGCGACGATTGCAACGGCACGGCCACCTACGGGTGGGAGCTGGTGGCAATCACTGAGCCTGAGCCTGTGCCTGATTGGGGCAGATTCAAAAGAATCGCCCTAGGCAGCGACACGCTGAAGTCCATCGCCATCGCGGCATATCCGACCGAGCCAATCGCAGCAGGAGCACTATCAGCCTCGCTTTATGAGGCCGAAAAAGGCAACATTGCCGATTTTGCTGGTGCCTGGAAATTGGTGTGCGTCGCTGCAAACGTCACCCCCGAGGTTGTTACTGGTTTCGTTGGCGTGGCCCAAGCCTGCAGTCTCCCGGCTGATTTCGTCTCGGCGCTCTCGCCAGAATGAGCTATCCCCTCACACCAGCCATGCCACCTGAGGACGTAAGCCACCGCGACATCTACGTTCGCCTGGCAGAGCTTGGAGCCAAGATCGACAACATCCTTTCAATCATGGCCGAGCGCAAGGAAGATGTAGCAAGGATCACCAAAGACCTCGACGCATTGTTCAGTCGTCAACGTCAACTGGAAACCCGGCTGGCGCAGATCGCCGGTATCGGCCTGGTGTTGGCGGTGGGGATCCCGGCTCTCGCCACCATGTTTCAGCTCAGGCTTGCTGTTCCGGCGGCCATCGAGCGGGAGGCAGACAAGTGAGCTGGGTGACTGCTGCCCTGTTGGCCGGCTACATCGGGATTTGTGAGTACCGCGCCCCATCGCCCTGGGTGGCCTGTGAGAGCCGCTGGAACTGGGCGCTCGGCGTGCTGGTGCCTTCACCTATTCAGGGCGCCATCCCTGCCGCTGGGCGGATGCTGGGCCTGGGTCGCCGCCGGCGTCCTGACACCGATGTGGAGCCCAGGCCATGACCCTGAGCAAGGCCGAAAGGATCCTGGCAGCGATCGTCACCGCGATCACCCCCACCACCGGCATCAGCTCGAGGGTGTTCAGGGATCGCTGGGAGGCGGTGGCCAGATCAGAGATGCCGTGCGTCGTGGTGGAGCCGCTGGGGGAAGAGCCCGGCATCGTCTCGATCCCCTTCACCGACTACGTGCTGACCGTGGCGGTTGACATCCTGATCAGCGGCTCACCCCTGTCGGCCCTGGCCGATCCGATCCGGGTGGACCTTCACAGCCGCCTGATGGCAGATCGCACCCTTGGCGGCCTGACCCATTCGGTTGACCCAGGCCCCAGCGAATGGAAGGGCGATCCAGGGGAAATCGGCATCCTTAGCCTGAGCTATCGGATCCCGTTCCGCACTCTCACCGCTGATCTGACCCAATGAAGACAGTCCCTAGCCTGAGTGCAGATGAGTTCGACGGCCAGGGCGGGGAATACCTGCTCGACCCGAAGACCGGCCGGCGGACCCTGATCGCCCGCACCGCTCCCGCTCCCAACCCCAACGAGCTGACCGATGCCCTTCCTGACACGCAAGCGGACGATCCTGATCAAGGCTGAGTCCGTCTACGGCACTGATTCGGTGCCGACCGGAGCAACTGATGCCCTGACCGTCCGAAGCATTGACGTGTCGCCGATTGACGCGGACGTGGTGAGCCGTGACTTGATCCGCCCATACCTGGGCAACAGCACCCAGCTGCTGGCCAATGTGAAGGTGCAATGCAATTTTGAGGTGGAGCTTGCCGGCAGCGGCACCGCCGGCACCGC